GGAGTGCTCAAACGCTCCAGAAAGTGCGTCGAGGGTTCCCAATCGACTGCCATTAGCGTCGTGTACTGCATCGGGGGCGATGTAACGGACTGCACAATCCGTGGTCAGCTTGATTCCTACTCAACGGCAATCACCGAGAAGGTCAACGCCGGCTTCTATGGGGTCTTTCACTCGCGCGTGAACGGCGGAGCAATGCGTAATGTGACGGGGCGAAGATGCCGCCACCTTCAGGACGCCAGCTACGCTGAAAACATTCATGTTGATGGGTGTCGCGCCTACAACTGCCACCGCCCCGCCTATGGAACGCACGCTGGCGGTACAGGGTTCATTTATAGCGGGTGCATGTCTTGGGATTCTCTCGGCGGGCTTCAATGGCGCGGGCACCATCTGACGGTCAGCAATTGCCGTTTTTTTTGCGCCAGCGGCAGCACGGCAGGAATCTATGATGCGGAAGGCACGGCTGCCGACATCCCAAAGCGGATTCTTATAAGCAACTGTGATGTGGTGGCCACTCGGCACGCAGTCGCGCTTTACGGGAACATCGGAGTCGCGTCGATCACTGGCGGGAGTTACATCGCCGGGATGCAATCTGGCTTTTCTCCTATTGTGCTGTTCTCGCTTGACTGCGAAACAATGATGGTCACGGGCGCATATGTCGAGGCTGTAGCGACCACGCGCGCCATTGAGGCCACGAACTTGGTGATCCGTAAGCGCACGGTTATCAAGGTGACGGACTGCACCATCAAAGGCTATACAGGGCAGGCTGTAAGAGTATTCACAAATGCCGCCGATCCGACGCTGCTGGTTGTCAAAGACAACATTTTGATTCGTGGCTCCGGGGCCACTGTCGATGTTGTCGGCGGAAGCAATCATACAGCGCTGGTTACTGGCCCGAACTACATCAGCACCGGCGCGACATACGGCATCAACCGCGAGCAAAACGTCGAGTTCGCCCCGGGATCGTCGGTAACTCCTACCTCAAACGGAGATGTGGCATTTCAACTAACTAGTAATACATCTCTGACATTTAAAGCCAAAGGTTCTGATGGTACAGTACGTTCTGGTTCAGTTGCTCTAGCTTAATACAAAATGACTACCTCTAGCTCTTATACAAACCAACTAACTCGTGACCAAATTATCACCGCAGCCTTGCGTAAGCTTGGTGTGGTTGCTGAAGGACAGACTCCTAGCGCCTCTAATCTTGCAGATGGGCAGATAGCCCTAAATGCAGCGATAGGCCAGCTACGGGCCTTAGGGATGCCTCTATGGGCCCGTTCTGAATACACCTTCACTCCTACTACAAACACCTACACAATTGGTACTGGTAGAACACTAGACACAGTGTTTCCTGTAAGGCTCCTACAAGCTTTCCGTACAGAGAGCAACGCTAAGATTCCTATGGAACTAGTTGCTAGGCAAGACTTCAATATTTTACCTACTACTTCAGGGGGTTCTCCTCTTAAGGTTAACTATCAGCCGGGTATTAATTATGGTATTATTTCTATTTGGCCTACTCCCGCGAGTAGCAATACGAGCACAGTGACTCTTGTATATCAAAGACCTTTTCAGTATTTTACTACTGGAACAGAAACCGCCGATTTCCCTGAAGAATGGCTCTTACCCCTCATTTATACTACCTCTGTACTTCTTGCCCCTGAATGGGGTGTTCCTCTTGCAGATCGTACAGCATTAAAGAGTGAGACTAAAGACTATATTGAAATGGCTACCATGTCTGGTCAGGAAGATGCGTCGCTATTTATTTCTCCAGAAAGGTCTTGGTAATGCCTCATAAAGACCCAGAAAAAAGAAAAAAATATAGTAGAGAACGAGCACGTAGACTTAGAACAACTGATCCAGTAAAATCTAAAAAATATTATGAAGATAACAAAGAAAAGATTTTATCCAGACTTCGGGATAGACATTTAGAACTTACATATGGACTAACAAATGAGGAGTATCAACAGATGCTCCTTGAGCAAGATAGTAGATGTGCTATTTGTTATACACATGAGTTTTCTAAAACACGTAATGGTAGTATTAAAAACCTATCTGTCGATCATTGCCATACGACAGGTAAGATTCGTAAACTACTTTGTAGTAAATGTAATTCTCTGTTGGGTATGGCTAATGAATCAAAGGAAACTTTATATGCAGCAATTAAATATCTGGAGTCTTTTGATGAGTAGTTTCTTTATCCAGCCAGAACGGAGAATGTAAGAGTGGCTTACAATAAAGCGCCAACACAGGACACATACTCTTCGGAGCGTGTGTCTTTGTTTCGTGAAATTGCTCTCCGTGATGGAGGTACATCAGGTAAGGATGAAGATTACCTAAACGTATTCTCTGAAATTGTTAAACAAACTAAAGCAGGAGACCAGCGTAGGTTTATTATGAAGAGGGCTGGCTCTGCTCAAGCCATTGCTTCAGTAGGCGCCACAGCAATTCGTGGTATGCATTTTGCTACAGATAAGAACAAACTATTTTATTGTGTTGGTAGAAATGTTTATGTATATGCTTTTGCTACCTCTACCTCAAGCACTCTAACCAACGTCTTTACTACTTCTACTGGTGCTGTAGGTTTTACAGAGTTTCTGTATGATGATGGGTCCGTTAAGATGATTGCTTCTGACGGAAGTGCAACAACTGGTATTGTAACTATCGATGATGCAAATACTGTGGTAACTTCTAGTGATGCAGACATTCCAGCGCATGATCCTAATGTTGTGTTCTTAGATGGTTATCTATTTCTTGTACAAGACAACTCTTCCATTATCTTTAATAGTGTAAACAATGATCCGCTTTCATTTACTGTAGATGCTATCATTGCTCCTGAACAAGAGCCTGACCAAGTAATTCGATTAGCTAAGATTAACAACTATCTTATTGCCTTTGGTTCTACCTCAATTGAGTATTATTGGGATGCTGCTAACGCTGCTCCCGATAGCCCAATGCAGCGTAATGATACACCTATTAAGATTAACACCTATTTAGCTGGTTTTGCTATTCATGGTAATGCCATCTTCTTCATAGGTGCAGATGCTAATGGACAACCCGATGTATTCGCTCTCAAGGACTTTAAACTGGAGAGCATAGGTACCCCCTCGATCAGTCGTTATCTCTCGTCTGTGACCTCTACAGTGGCCTCCTGGAAGGGTGCTGTGGTGGCTATTCAGGGGCATGTGTTCTATGTCATCAATGCTGGTTCTAACAAGAGCTGGGCCATTGATGTAGAGACAGGACTTGTCACTAGGTTTGCATATCAAGCACAAGCAATTTTTGATATCTATACCTCTACTAACCTATTCAATACCAGCTCTACTCGCACCTATTTCTCTCTTGGTAGTGACAGTGCTATTTATAGATTTGATGAAACACTCTTTCAAGACTCAGGTACAAACTACACTTGTTCCATCATTACAGAAGCCAATGACTTTGGTACACTAAATAGAAAGACAATGCATAGACTGTCCGTGTTAGGAGATAGGCCCTCGGCAAATACAAACTTGTCTATTCAATGGAGTGATGATGACTATACTACATACAATACTGCTGTCACTACAAATCTAAGACAAGACCTTGTTTGTATTAGGCAACTAGGTTGGTTTAGACAACGCATATTTAAATTTACCTACTCAGATAATTATCCTTTACGGATACAGGACATTGAAGTAGATATTAATAAAGGAACCTCATGACTACAGCTACTACAAACTTTAGTGCAGGAACTGTTGTTACCTCCGAATGGCTTAATGCCCTTGATGCTGATACTTTTGATGATGTAGCTAATGTGAAAAGATATGGTGCTGTGGGTGATGGGGTTGTAGACGACACGGCTGCTTTTATGGCAGCCCTTGCAGCAAGCCGTAATGTTTTTATTCCGGCTGGTACATATAAAATAACTTCTACTTTGTCTTTTGCAGTATTAGGGCAAAGGATGATGGGGGCTGGGGATGCTTCTATTCTTTCTTATACTGGGGTAGCTACCGCTATTAATTTTAATAGTCAGTATTATGGAGAACTCTCCAGAGTTAAAGTAACAACTAGTACGGGAACAGTGGGGGTAGATTTACCCTTTGCCTCCCATTTCTGGCAGATCGATAAGGTCCATATTAGTGGTTTTAGTGTTGCTGGTATTAGAGGGGCATCCTCGTACTATGGAACCCTGATGAGAAGCGATATAGAACAAAATGAAGTGGGATTTCTAGGGATTCAGGACCTCAACGGTAATTTTATTAACAACAACAGCTTTAGAGGCAATCTGCGAGGTATCTGGATTCGAGATGTAGCTTTGAACAGTGATGGTAACCAGATCATTAATAATGAGTTAGAGGACAGTGGCCGGGCCGGTGTTCTCTCCTTTATTGATATTGAGGGTGCTGATGGTACCATTATTATGGCAAATCGCTTGGAGAGTTCCGTCGTTGGCCTAACTGCTGATATTTATGTACATGGGGGTACAGGTATTGCCGGTAATAATCATATTTGTAACAACTATATTGCGGGTTCTTCAACCAACGTACCCTCAATTAAAATTGGTGCGGGTGCGGGCCCCGGAGTTAAGAACTCAGTTGTAGAAAATAATACATGTTTGTCTGCGACTACGGGCGATGCAGCAATCATTATTGATACAGACGCTTTATACACCAAAGTAGTAGCTAATCGAAGACAGCTAGGGGACGGTGTTTATACTGTATCGGTTTTGGGTAGTACCTCAGATTTAACTTTTGTAGATGATGCTACTTTCTTAATGAATATTACGGGTCTTACTACGACCCCTACAGTACAATGGCGATATCAAATTGCTAACAATATTGTAACGATTTTTGCCCAAACTTTAAATGGAACCAGTAATACCACGGCTTGTACTTTGACGGGATTACCTGTATTAATTCGTCCTACCAATTCCCAGACAATCTTAATTACTGTACAAGACAATGGAATTATTTCTATGGGTAAAGGTGTGGTAGACAGTGCGGGAGTTATTACCCTAAGCAGCAGTGTGGCCGGGGCAGTGTTTACTAACAGCGGTTCAAAAGGTTTCATTGGTTGTACTATTACTTATCCTTTAAACTAAGATGGCTTCTAAATTACCTCCTCTACCAGTTGGGGTAGCGCCGGGTAGTGGTTATTGGAATGATTGGTATGAAAAGCTACGAAAGATTATTAATGATCTTATTGGGGGTGTAGGGCACAATACTCTTGCTGGATTACAAGGGGGACAGGCTGGTGAGTATTATCACCTTACCCTAGCAGAACATACTGCCCTCATTACACCAACAGATACTTGGACCTATGTAAAACTAACCTCAGATCAAGTTGTAACTACTACATCTGGGACAGCAACTGCCCTTACTTTTACTCCAGCAGCAAATACTCTCTATGAGGTGGAAGGACAACTATGGTTACAGAGTTCAGACGTTGCCTCAGGCCCACAACCAGGTATTGCTTGGAATACAGGTAATTCAGATGGAGTTGCTCATATTACTACTACTGAAAGTAGCAGCACTGTTGCAATGGCTAATATACCAACTGGTGTTGATTCTGCTGCCTTAGCTACTTCCTTTCCAGATACTACAAATAGTTATCCTGCCCAAGTGAAGGCATC